ACATCTTCGCTACCTCTGAACCAGATTCCTTCATAACCCTCAGCAAAATGTGATGCTGGTGTTGGCTTGGCTTCTGGAAACTCTTTCTCAATTTTATTAATCAATCGAGACTCGCTCATGCTTGCTTTCTTGCTCAAGATTTTCTCCTTTTCGTTATTTAATTTACTATCCACATATACATACTAACATATATGTACAAAAGTACAACTATTAATACAATTAATTTACATTTATTTTAGGCATAAAAAAAGGGTGCTTTCGCACCCTTTATCAGTAGTTGAGTAATAAACCCTACTGTTGGTTCAATTAAGCACCCTGTGATCCATAGATACCGCGGAAATCACTAAACCCGAAGGAATAACGCTCTCTAGCCTTATATCTAATGTTTCCAGTAGTGAAGTCTGGTTCCATTGAAGTTGCCATTGCAGTTCTTTGGAAGCCTTTAAGACCATCACCTTGGTCCGTCACAGAAGTTATGATGAAGTAAGCATCAGGATCATTAAGATAGTGATTGACTACAGTCCCACCAGAAATCATTCCAGTGTTTTTAATGCTGTTGATATCATTATCTGAAGTTCCAGTTCTTAAATCACTTGACAACAACCTGTCAGCCACAAAAACCAATTGTGGTGGAATGACAAGTTTTGAAGGCATAACGCTGATTTGCAATCCACGATCATCTGTGAAGGTTGCTAGATCTACTAGGTTAGCTTCAAGAGATGTCTCATTCAAATCTGCCATCGTAGTTGCTCTGTTCGCTTCAGTACCACCACCAGCTAAAGGGTGAGCAGTATTGATTAATGACACACCATCACCACCAGTAAACGATGATGAAAATGCATTATTGAGAACAGAAGCAGCTTTGACTTCCTTAGAGTGGGCCATTGAACGGGCGAGAGCTTTTGTGTACCGTTTCCCTAAACTATCATAAAGTTGGTCCTCAATTGCTTCCTCTGTCAAAGCAAATGCCAAACTTACAGTGTCATGGGTAAAACGAGATGTGTAAGACTCGCTTGCGTTATCAAATTGGACACCTTGTCCTTCTGATTTGTCAGGTGCACCTCCGAAGCCTACGAGCAATACTTCTTCCTCGAATGCCTTCGCACTTGTTTCCATTTGGAAAATTTCAGTGTATTCCTGACCATGTTGATCGTACTCCAGTCCGAAAAGACTGTTGAGTCCGGGTTCTAGCTCAGCAGCTAGTTGGGCTCTACTAATAGCCATGATTAAGCTCCTTTAAGCTAGACCAGCACCTTTCTGTCCCATGATGTGATTTTGTATCACACAAAGAACATTGGTGTTGGCAGACGCAACGTCTGAGTTATCGGGATCCTGAGATATATCAATTGCCTTGAGCGGCAGTCCAGCAGTAGTCGCACCAGTTGAGGTATCGAGTTCTGCATTTGATGTCCCAGAAAGTGTGGAGCCAACTGGTGATTGTTCAACAATGTCAAAGTTACCAAATAAGTCAGCAACAGGGAAAGCCTCGTCACTTTGTATTTCGTATACGACATTTGGATCATCAATCACGTTAGCAATTATATCAGAAGCAGTAATACTGCCCGGATAATGGTTCTTAAATATTTGCTCACCAGATGTTGGATCGGTGTAACTTACACCATTAAAAACTCCAACGACAGGAACAGTACCACTCGCAGCGTGTCGGCCCAATACTCCAGCAGTGAGTTGTGTTACCAAATCACCTTGGAAAATTGGAGTTGTCGCGCCACTAGCTATACGATAGCGACTTTGACCGCCATTGTATGGTGCTCCACCCATCATTCTTACTGGTTTGCAACCAAAACTAGCATCTTTATTAGCCATTTTGAATTACTCCTAAGTAAAATTACTTTCGGTTTTTACCAAAAGTTACATTGGATTTTCTCTTACTATCATACTTCACATATCTATTATCTTTTTTCGCATCATTAAACATAGTGTTATCTAACGCTTGATTTGCGAGATGAGTTTTTTGCTCATAATGAGCATTTCTTTCACCTTTAGTTTCGATTGGAAGTTTAGCAAGTATCAATCCTTCATTATATACAACGCCAGCTAATCGCCCTTTTTCTTCGCTCATTGTTGGTAACGACCATCCAGCTGGTAATTCAGATCCTTGTACGAATTCCCAACCTTCTCTTAATCGATAAGATACATTGTTTGCATCTTCTGTACCAAGCAAAGAATGTCTAATCCACCTGTACTCATATCCTTCTGGTGCTGGTGGAGTATCGAGCTTTCTTACTGGCTCCCATGGTTTTCTACGAGCTTCTTTATCGTGTGCTTCGGATTCACGATCAGTTCGAGCATAATCTTCTAAACCTGACATATTAGCCTACCTCTCTTTGTTGTGAGATTTTTTGTTTCTCTTTAGCAACTCTCTTAAACCACTCATCTTCAGACATCTTGTGTGGTTTTAGAGCACGTAGGCGAGCCTGTTCAGACTTTGTAAATGTTACACCGCCTTTCTTTGCTTGTGTTTTTTGCCGACTTCCTACTGAAGTAGATGCTACTCTTTGCACAGTGGGTTTAGCATCATTTTTTTCGGCTGTTGTTACAGACTTTACCGTATCAGGAAAAATCTTTTTAACTCTGTTTGACAACTCATCCCAATATTCAGAAGAATCCTCTGTATAACCCTCACCCATTAGTGCAGTGTGCTGGTGATAAGCGTATGCTGATTCTTCATTTTCGAAACCTTGCAGTACACCATTTTGATCTGCTACAGGTTTGTACCAATCATTTTTTTCATGCCATGATTGTGCATTACTAGAAGGCATTGGTCTTGGTTGTTGAATTTGTTGTTGAGCTTGTGGTTGAGCCTGAGCTTGTGGAGCTACCGCTTGTTCTTGTCTAGTTTTTGCAATTCTTAATTTTTCTTTCTGTATAGACAAATCACTTTTCAATGTATCTGCTTTCGACATTAAATCGGCATCGCCACTAGAGACTGCTTTTTTATACAATTCGTCAGCTTGTTGCTCTTTTGCCAGTATTGACGATTCTTCAGCAACCAGCACATTACTTGTCAATTCACTGGTTTTCGCTTTCAAGGCTTGATTTTCAGCATCTTTTTGCGCTAATAATCTTTCAGCTTGTAATGCCCTATCTTCTGCTTCTCTGTTTCTTCTGTTTAAATTATTGATTCGCTTGCTTACATTTTTTGTATATTTATCAAGCTCATCATCAGAATCTACTGTAGCAGTGCTCTGACTCTCTGCTGTATCATCTACAACAGTGAATGCGATTTCTTCTTCTTTTTTTTGCTCTACTTGTTCTTCACTCATAATTTATATGCTCACTATATCGTCTGGGTGCTTTATAGTCCCTATGATTTCATCATCATTTACTATACGAACTTCAGCACCATCTTCTAATTTAAACCTAGCACCAGCGTATCTACTAATCAAGATCCATTGTTTTTCTTGACACCAATGCTCACCATACTTCTTTTCGTCACTGTAGCATAAAGGTCCTTTCTTAACCACATAAGCTACTAAAGTAGCTAAGGATTCTTTATCTACTGTTTCTCTAGTGAGAACAATACCACCTTTTGTTTTCCGACTTTTTTTGTATGGTAAAACTAAAATTCTCCATCCTGTCGGTTGTGGCATTCTCGCTATCACACTATCTTCTAACTTTGTTGGATCCAAAACTACATCTTCTGGATCAACATAAGCTGATTTAAGTTCAACTTTTTCGCCCATTTTGCTCAATCCTCTATCTTTTTATAAGATTTAATAAAATCTTGTAAATTATACAACTGATGAAGTTGTCCTGTAAAGAATTTATACTGTTCCATGTCTCTAACTTGACCTGTCATCAAAATATCTTGTATTGAGTCTATTTGTATCTTTATTTCTTGTCTTATGTCACTAACTAAATCAAACCCATCCATTTTAAACTCCTATTTTTTCTTTGCTGGTCGCCCTTTTTTCTTGGCAACTTTCTTTTTAGTTACTTTCTTTTTAGCTTCTTCCTTCTTCGGTGGTTCAACTTTTACTTTCTCAACCACTGGTTCTTGCTTTGGTGGTGCTTGTTTTTTTTGTGCTGGATTTGGAACCACACCGCCAGATTCAATAATTTTCATTTTCCTTGCTATTCTTCTATCTGATACTTCTTTACTAGCAAGTGTTTCTGCTTCAGCTTTCGCCCATTCTTCTTGTTCTTTCTTTCTATCTATTATTTTTTGTTCTTTAAGTTGCCTTTGCATCTTTAATTGTATTGATGAAGCCATTTAATTTCTCCTAAATCTTTGCTCTAGTTCTAAAATTTTAAGTTCAGCTTGTTGTCTCATTCTGTCTAACCCAAGTTGTAGTTTATCGTCAGCAATAGATTTTTGCACATCTAATCTTTGTTGAGATAATTGAGCATCCATCATGTCTGACTGTTGCTGTTGTTGTTGCTTGCTTACAAACTTTTCTTGATCTAAATCGATTTCTTTATCTTTCAGCGCAAGCTCTTGTTGCCTAATAGCAACCAATGGATCATCTCCACCTGTTTGTATAGTAGATAAGAAATCATTTGTTAATTGAGCCATAATTGGTGAGGACATTTGATCCATCATCATTTGCAACTCTTGTTGTATTTGTTGTGCTTGCTCTGGTGGTACTTGCTGTGCTTGCATCTGCAACTGACCAATTCTTTCTTGCATCTCTGGTGGCATTTGTTGCTGTGCAACCTGTGTAGATAAAAATTGTAAATGTTCCATAACATGACTAATTATTAAAGATTGTATCTGTGGGTTTTGCTGTACCACGCTAGTTAGAAACAATCCTTGATGAGCTTGTACATGAGCTTCATGATTTTGTTGAGGAAAAGCCTGTGCTGGTTTTCCTAATAAGAAGCCAGAATTTTCTAAGCCAGCATCAACTGGTCTTGGTGTCGTATCTGGTGGTGGCTGTAGTAGTGATTCAACATTATCGATACCTAAAGCACCATACATTCTTTTNTATGCTTCATATATACCTAATGGTCCATGTATATCTGGGTTAGATTGAACCATTTGCAATAATTCTTGTGCCAAAGTAATACGCTGGCTTTGACTAAAGATGTTTGGATCACTGACAGGTACTATGTCAACTCTACTGTCAAAATCTGTTTGTTTTATCTCTCTGGGTGCTGTTCCTGTGTCGTAGTCATAAGTTGGCGGTAAAAAGTCTGCAAATACATTACCTAGTAGACTAAACTCTAATTTTTGCGCGTAATGCAATCTTTTATGGATTGCAGACATCACTTTAGTACCTCTTTCTAACAAAGCGACTGTAGTACCTACAGGCATGGCTTGATTCATATCGCCAACATTCATATCAGCAATCGCAGCGAATCTTTTGCCAGAATCTATAAGTAAGCCAAGTAACTGCATCAATACATTACTTGGTTCTTTTATAGGAAGTGGTATTAAGTTTTCACGCAAAGAACCGCCAGTAGTATCTATATCTCTAAACTCACCGGGTTGTAATGGTTCTGCTTCATCTCTGATTCGCATTCCTCTGGCTTTGAATCCAGCTGGCAAATTACTTAAAGTTCCAGCATCTATAAGCTGTCTTAATATTGATGTCGATGCTTTACTCAAGCCACCTATCATGTGTGATAATCCAAGACCATAAAAACCTAAACCGGGTAAGAATTTATACTGTACAAAGTAATTTATTTTATTTTTGTCTGGATCTTCTGGATTATAGTTTCTTCTAATTGCTAAAATTTTGTTTGCTTGCTCATCCAAGGTGACAATATAAGGTAATTTTAATCCAGTTGGCTCGCCATCTTCATCAACATCTTCATATCCCTCAATGTCAAGTATAGTATGCACTTCATAGATGGTGCGATTTCTATCTTCTGTGTAAGATGGAGAAACACCTTGTACTTCGTCTATTTCAGCTTGAACATCACTACTATCTGATAAATCACCATCTGGTATATCCACATCAGCATAAAAACCACTTAGCTGTTGTTTTTTAATTTCATTCCTAGACATACTGATAACATGCGTAATTCTTTCTGCTGTAGAAATATCTGGTGCTTCATATGGAACTACAAGATCTTCTGGTGGTATGAATTTTGAAACAGCTCTCTTTAATGAAAAGTCATAGTATATTTTCTTAAATGCTGAACCAGCTAATGGTAAGAAAAATAACAACTGATCTAACTCTGGATCATATTCTTTCATCACATTCATAATGTAATAATTCATAAATTCTTGTACACGATCTGCTTGGCTTTCTGTTTCTGCTGTTCTGCTTCCAATAATCTGTGTCTTAACAGGTCCTTTAGCCGGAAGCAGTTCCTTATATGCAGTTGCTTGGAACTGCGTCACTGCCTCTGCCAAAATTGGGTGAATTACACCAGAAGATCCTTGGAATGGCTGTGACCTTGATTCATCAAATTTCATGCCTAGATATTGCAATCCATCAGTGTAGGTTTTCTCCCATTCAGATCTTGAATCTAAATCACCTTGTATTGACTCTACAAGTTCATTAGCTAATCTGCCTAAATCACTGCTATCTAAACTATCAGCTAAATTTGCATAGAAATCTTCTTCTACCATTTCTGCTTGTTCGTTCAATTCTTCTTCAGTGAAAATATCATCACCTGACACAACAATACTAGCAGCTTCTAATAATTCTTCTTCTCTAGTCTTATCTGGAACAACCTCGATCTCTGAGCCTGTTTCGATTATGTCTGGATCATTCTCAGTACCTAAAACTCTTTCAACTGCCATAATATTTCCCTAATGTATTACTGTGTCTTGATCAATTTCAAATTCATCGAGACTCATTTCACTATCAATTATCATTTCTAATTCACCAACTAAAACTAATCCAGATATTGTGCAAATTAATTTTGCTTTTTTTCTATCTATTGCAACAATATTTGGTCCAGCATGTAATTCGCCATCGTGTATATATGATGTTAGCCAAATCTTCATTACATTAATAATATACTGTTCTGTTCTTTTTTAACAATTTAACTTCATCTTTGTAATCTTCATTCAAAGAGAGGAAGCCACCTTGTCTAAATCTCATTAGTGCCATAGTCATACTATCTACATAATCATCATAGTCACCATAAGGAAAACTAGCGCATTCTTCACGCACTTCATCTGCAAATGGTTCATCTGGCAACCAGACCATTCCAGATTCAAATATCGGTGCTACACTATTCATTCTAGCAACCTTATCTTGACCTCTCGATGGTGAATAAGCAGTAACAGGTATCCCCATTCTTCTTAATTCTTGTGTCAGTGGAGTACCTGTTGCTTTTGCTTCTATCAAAATACAGTCTGGTTCCCAATACTTATATTCATCCCATGCTAACCTTTTTAATTCAGGAAAATCAACTCTGACTCTTTTAGCATCTAAAAGTATTATATTAGGCTGTCCATCATCCTCATGCTCGAAAATCGCCCATGTAGTGATTGCTGAATAATCAGCACTTTCTTTTTTACTAAACGCTGTATCGTAACTTTGTATTACATACTCATAAGCTGGTGCTGTGTCTTCATGCCACTCTCGCCACCATTCTCTTTTTATGATAGATCCTTCTTCTGCTGTTGGATTTTGCATCCATTGTGCGTTCCATTTGGCGACAGGTAGAGCTGCTTTTACACTTAATAATTCTTCTTTTTTCCAAAACTCACCCCATAGTGGCTTATCACTTTTTGGCATAATTGCTGGAAACTCTACTACTTCCCATTTATCTGCATGCTCATCACCTTGTTTTTTTAGCAATCTGCCTACAAGATCTTTGGTGCTCCACCTAGTCATTACTATAATTATTGTTCCACCGGGTTGTAATCGCTGACGAGGACCAGAGGTGTACCACTCATAGGCACTGTCCATTGCTCTTGGACTTAATGCATCTTGTTCAGAATGAGGATCATCGATAATTAGTAAATCTGCACCACGACCTGTAATCGCACCACCGACACCAGCGTAGAATGATTCGCCTTCTTGGTTTGTAGTCCATCTACCAGCTGATTTGTTGTCAGCTTGTAATCTTAAATTAGGAAAAATTGTTTTAAAATCATCACTATCTATAAGATTCCTAACCTTTCTTCCGAATCTAACAGCTAATTCTGCTGTGTGAGTACACTGAATAATTTTTAATGCTCCATTCAATCCCATCATCCAAGCTGGTAAATAAGTGCTGGCAAACTCTGATTTAGAATGTCGTGGTGGCAAGCAAACAATTAATCTTTTTAATTTACCTGTAGCTATACGATTAAATTTTTCTGCAATTATTTTGTGATGCCTTCCCATAATGAAAGTATCACCCCACATATATTTAACAAATGATAAAAAATCTTTGTGACAAGATTTTTGATTTCCTAGTTGTTCATATCTATTGAGTAAAGATATTGCTTCATCTTTTTCTGATTGAGAAAGTATATCGAAATCTTTTAAGGAAAGTTCTTTCATATAGGAATTCGGAGATGGTAGCTAGATAGTGACAATATGGTACTACCATCTCCTGAGCAGTAATGGAGAACTGCCTAGAGGTAGTATAATTGATATCTTAAACTTCATGCCACTCTTTTCCTTCGAATAACAAAGATTCAGCTTCGCGCCTTCTAATCAACCCATCCAAAACTACGCCGCCAGCTTTGTTCCAACGCTTAAATTGTGCTGGTATTTCATTGTATTTTTCTAGGTTAAGTAACTTGAGCAGCGTACTGCTCCTAAGATTGTTTGGTCCTAAATTAAAAGTAAAAGCTACCAATGCAGAAAATTGACCTGATGTAAGTTCTACTGTGACTAAATCGTTCACATAGTTTTCAAATTCTACCAAATCTTCTACAAGCATTTTTTCAGCTGTTTCCTGTGTAATATGCATATCTTCAGCAACATCTCTGGTATGCCCATAACCGATTGTAGGAACATCTGCGCTACAGCGATATGTTTTGAGCTTGCAACCTTCGAACTTCTTAATCAACTCAATACCTTCTTGACTAATCTTCATCTTTTTCTCCTTTAGTCACTTTTCTATAATAAACAATTATTTCTTGCATTTCGTTTATGTATCTTTTTAATTCTTGCATGTTATAAGCCATAAGCTCGTAATCAGGCACACTCATTGCGAAAAATACCAATTGCCCTTGCTCTTTTTCAACTCTGGCTATAAATTCATCAATATTAGATTTACTTACAACAAACCAATAAGGCTCCTTGAGATCAATTTCTCTTGGCATGATAGGCTGTACAATAGTTTTCTCTACTGGCTTAGTTATAATTTGTACTTCAGGTGGCTTTGGATCAGGGATCAGTCTTTGATACAGACTGCAACTGCAAACCATCGTCAAGATTATCGAGTACCCTAGAATCTTCTTCAATGCTGTTAAATACATTCTTAGTTCCTTTATTAGCTCTTGTTTCAATAAGATTTGGCTTTGCTGATGCCAATTTAGTCAAACTATGCCTTCTAAAAACATCGAGATAATTATTCATCTCTTTTTGTATCTCGTTGCTTTTTGCTTGTATTTCTAACAAACCTTCTGTTTGTGTACTAAAATCCGCTTGTAATTTAGTTATGGTTTCTTGTTGCTCTTTATCTCTGACCTCAAACGCATAGTTGAGAGCTTTTAATTCTGCGTTTTGATTCCATAACAAAAAACCACCAAACGACATAACAAGAATAACACCTATCAATATTTTGCTCATCTTTTTGCCTAGTTAATTAATGTTATGGGGACTTTAGCATATTTGTATAAATTTTAACAACTGTATATTAAAGGTTTTTCTTTAATTTTCTTACAACTGTATCTCCTTCAAAAATTGGTGCGTATAT